TATTAGCAGACTTAGTTTGTGCCTTCTCTTTTTTCTCTCCTGTTGATGATAATGCGGTGCGAGCAAGATTTCCTGCACGACGATACATTGCAGATTCCTTTTCTCTACCAATTGGTTGGTATCCTTCTTCAACTTCTTGAGAAGCAACTTGCTCCAGATATACTCTGGAAATATCATTCAGAGGATTAGTTGACATTTTAATAAGTACTTACTTTCTTTGCCTTATACTTATTTATGAAATTGACTCCATATGCCTTCCCACCTGCTTGAAGATACTGCTTATTTGTACCAACTGCTCCAGGTGTCATTTTCGATGCATATTTAAAATAACCTTTCGTTCCGATGAGAGTATTTGGTTTTCCCGGCAATCTTTCTGAACTGTCCATTTTTATTTCAGAATATTCCATCAAGTCCTTAATCCAAGACTTAAACATGTATCCTTCTTCAGTCACACAAATAAGATGATTGGTTCCTCTACGCATTACCTCTCCAATCAATCCAGTATTTAAATTCTGCACTTTATCACCAAGTCTAAAGATTTTATTTCTTACGTAATTTTCACGAAGATTTTTCATATCACACTTTGGAGCAATCTGCCATAGTTCATAATTTTCTTTCGTCACCTTTACTTTCTTGATTTTCATTCCTTGGCGGATTTCGTCAAATAATGCCTGAGTGTCACCATCATCCAATGTCTTTGGTGTTCCTCTTCTAAATGCAGAGAAATCATTATCCATCACTGCCTTTCTCATCTTAGATGCAGACATTCCCTCTACACCTTCAGCATCTGCATCACGAACACCAGCAGACACTACGTTAATTAAATCGAAAGTATATAAATCTCCATTATATTTTTGAGCAAGATTATCAAATTCTGCTTGCCTATCTGAACCAACAACAATATTTACGTTTTGGTATCCTTCTTGATTTGCTGCAACAAGCACATCAAAAATTGTCTTCATATATGGATCGTTAATAATACGCTCACCAAAATCTGGGAACATTTTTCTCATATATGAAATCTTAGTGTCAACTGCTAAGGGATTCTTTTTAGCATCTTGAGATCTTGATGGATAAATTTTCAAGTCACCACCAACAGAAATCTTATCAGCAGTCTTTAAAAGTTTTTCATGTCCAATTGTTGGTGGATTAAATCTACCAAATACAATCGTTACAGTGTCACCACGTTCTTCTGGTTTTTCTGGTTCTTGTTTTTTCGCTGCGGATGGTGCAGGTTTTGGTGCTGGTTGTGCTTGTGGTTTTGCTTGAGTTGCTGCTACTTGCTGATTTCTTGGAGTTCTAACCTGAGTTGGATCTTTAGCACCAACTTTTTGCCTCTGATTAAAGAACTTAAGTTTTCCTTGTTCTGTCTTCGCAACAAACTCTCCACGACTATCTAACCAACCGCCGTGTCCATCACTTTTTAATCCAAGTTTAGACGCCTGCATTGATGCTTGCGACTGTCCTGCCTCAGATAAAAATTGGAAAAAACTCTTCATATTGTTTGTTCTTATACTTTTATTTATTTTTTTCCACTTCTTCTTATTTATGGAGAATAGGAGACTCGAACTCCTGACACCCGCCTTGCAAAGGCGATGCTCTACCAACTGAGCTAATTCCCCGTGTTTAGATATTATAAAACCCACTCAACTAAAAGTCAAGTGGGTTAGAGTAAACTTCCGTGGTTATTTATCAGGTAGTTGGATTTGCCATGATTTTGAGTGCTTCTTCTTGAGAATATCCTTGTTCAATTAATTCTGCAAGAGTAGTATCAAAAATATCTACTTCTTCAGTTGCCATTCTTGCTGCAACTCTGGATGCTCCTGAAGCAACTCCAGACGCTGCTGCACCAACAGCACCTTTAATACCTCTCTTAGTTCTTGTTGCAGTATACTTAGCACTTTGCTTTGCTTTTCCTGCAACATCAGATGCTGCTTGTACTGCTTTTCTTGCAGCACTATAAGCACCTACTTGTGCTTGAGCAATTTTTTTCTTAATTCTACCCTTGATGTCTGCAGCAACCTTTGCTCTCAGTCCTCTTCTCTTTTCAGGATCTTTTGATCTTGCCGCCATACCTGCAGCAGGATGAAGATTTCTCTTGGTTGCATACGCTGCAGCTGGTTTGTCTACAGCACGAAACTTTGCTTCTTTTCCTGCTTCTTTTGCCTTTGCAACTCCAGACTTAACTGCTGCTTTTGCTTTACCAAGTGCGGATTTAACTGCACCTTTTACCTTAGCAATCTTCTCTGCTCTCTTTTCCTTTCTGACTACAGCAGCACCAGCCTTTCTTGCTTGTCCTGCTGCTTTTTCTGATGATTGAGCATACTGCTTTCTTGCTGCAGCACGAGCACTCATATCAACTCTCGCTTCAGAAAGAACTTCTTCGAAGATTTCTTCTACTTCATCAAACTCATATCCTTCATCAAGCATTTCATCAATTGTTTCTTCAACAATTGCATCAATTTCTTCGTCAGTTAAATCTTCAATGCCAGCAAACTCATCTGACATTTCTTCGAGTTCATCTCTCAAATCTTCATCATATACAGCGGTATAGGCTTCACACAAACCCTTAAGTTCTTTGAAATCCATTTTTACAAATACTTTTTTAGTTATTTATAAAAAAACTTCCCGAAGGAGGTTTCAATCACATTAATACCTTCTGTAGATCATCAGACAGGTTGTTCATAACTTCACGAAGTCTTACAATTCTTTCTGGAGCAAATTCTTTACTATATCCAAAAGTAGAACTATCAAGAACTTGAAGGACTTCAAGTGCTATCTGAGCATCCAGTTTAATTGTTACTTGTTTTTCTTTAGTCATACTTCCTCCAGATAATATTTCATATGCGAAAAGTTTTTATCCTTATCACGAATTTTTTTTCCACGAAATCTAAAAAGTTTTTGTTTTCCTTCATCAGAAACAACCCACATCACAGGTCCTTGAGATGTATGTTGGAACATAAACTTTGCTTTTTCTGGAGCAACAAAAGATGTTAGTGTTTTCATAATGCCTCTAATTTTTGTTTTACAGATTCTGGTGTTGCCTTTACGCGATACTTAACTTCATCTCTGCGGGAAAGTTCTGTGAGAATTTCAGCAGTAATATCCCAGAGTTCGGAGGAGTGTCGGTGATTATAAGGCCAAGTTGTTTCGCTCATAGATCTCCCTCCTTACGATTTTCAGAACGTTCAATGGTAAAAGCACCATCAGGATAACGAGCACTCAGTTTTTCAAAATTCATTTGAATGACTTCTTCAGGCGAAATATCCAAACCAATACATGCCTGAGACACATACCACATAATATCTCCAAGTTCACGCTTCAGGTGAAATAGATTTTCTTCATTCACCGGTTTGCCCTGAAAGACAATCTTCTTTACAATCTCAGTAAACTCACCTGCCTCAGCAGACATTCCTACAGCAGCAGTAAGCAGTCGCTCGGTAGGAAACTCTTGCAGTTCCAGGTCGTGGAGGCGCTTGAGAAAATCACTATATTGTTTGCTGGGGTTTGATGTAGTTGCATCAACAAATTCAACATACTTATTAAGATCAATAGTCATATCAGAATTTAAATCCTTCGAATGATTTTTTAGGTTTCTTTTCTTCATAATCATACTCTTCATCCTTTCCATTGTCAAGAATGTCTTGTTGAGCAGATTGTTCACAGTCATAAAGACGCATCTTGGCACGATCAATGCCAATCACAAAACGCTTATGAATGGTAGGATCATTATAACGATTCTTAAGTTGTTTTACAAGAATCTGTCCCAACCCCTCCAAGTCTTCTGTGCTAATAAGGGCAAACATAAGATCAGCAGTAGCAGGAAGACCAAAGGACTCACTAGTATCAGTAAGTTCAACATCAGAAGAACCATAACCTGAGCGAGTGGTCTGAGTAGCGGACACAATCGGGACATTAAACTCGACGGCGAGTCCCCTAAGTTCCTCAGCAATTGCTTTGACGAAAGTATAAGAATTGATGTTGCTGTTTCCGCGATACCTACTGGAAG